TGGGCTTGGCATTTAGGTGTTGATTCAGAAGACTTTACTAAGAATGGTGCAAAGTATCAGAACTTAAATAAACTTTCTGTAGGTATAGAAGTTTGCAACTGGGGTCCATTAAAACTCCGCAATGGCAAATACTATAACTATGTAAATGGTGTAGTTAAACCAGAGAATGTAACAACTCTTGAGACACCATTTAAAGGTACCAAATATTGGTACAAATATTCAGATGCACAGATTGAATCTTTAAGACAACTAGTAGAATACTTATGTGAAACATATGATATTCCTAAGACTTACAGATCAGAAATCTGGGCAATTGATAAAGAAGCATTTAAAGGGATTCCTGGAATCTATACACACAACTCTGTAAGAAAAGATAAGAGTGATATGTATCCAGATCCCAAAGTAATAGACATGTTAAAAAACCTATAAAATGAAATTTAGAAACTCTTGGAAATCATCCACAAAACAATGGGATAAAATAATGATTAGAGTAAGATTGTCTTCATTAGATATTTTTTCATTTGAAATGGATATATCTAGAAACTTTTACTTACTAACCATATTGAATCTTACTATTAAGAACAGATAATATTACTTAAACTTCTCTAAGTAAGGTAATCCAGGTATGTAGTATGCCTGGATTTTTTATTTAAACTTGTTTTATTTAAACTTATTTTATATATATTTGTGTAAACTAATATAAATTAATGTCTTATGGAAACAAACCAACAACCAGAAATGGAGATGACTCCAGAACAATTAGCTGAGCAAAAAGAAAAAATGCTTGAGTTTTACAGAAACTCTATGCCTTATTTAAGAGCTCAGTTAGATTATGAAAAAATGCTTTTAGATATTGATGAAACAAGATTTAAAAGATCTAACATTCAGTATCAGTTTGCAATGATGATGAATCCTCCACAAGAAGAGAATGATGATGAGGATACAGGTTCAGATCATGATATTGATAATAATCCTAATATACCAGAGCAAGGTAAAAGAAAACTTAAAAGAGGTTAATCATGGCATTAGTAAACCAAGTACAGAAGCGTGTAAAAATGCCTAAGTGGGAGGTTGTAAAATTTCAGATACTAGCTCATTGTTATATTAATCGTATAACAATGAGTGAATCTGATCTTAATTGCTTGACTCTTTTAAGTTTTAATCAACCTATTGAACTTACTAATTTTTGCTATGATGCATCTTCAGAAGAAGATCCCATATTTAAATCAGCTCAAACTGTAAGGAACTGTATTAATAAAGCTGAAAAAATAGGTTTGGTAATAAAAGATGCTGATAATAAAAAGCAAATTTTAATAAATCCAACTTTAAAAATACAGACAGACGGTATGATACTTTTAGATTACAAGTTTTTAAGCAATGAATCCTAAAAAGGCTAATAAACTTTATAAACAATTTGCTGAAGAAAATTCACATGAAGAGAATTTAGTTGAAAGTATAATTGAATTTTATTATAAAAATGTAAGAAGTTTACTTACAGACTTATCTTATCCAAGAATAAACATAGATGGTTTAGGTCACATAACTGCAAAACCAATGATAGTAAAAAAAGGAATAGATAAATTACGTAAAGTTTTAGATGGTCATGATACTTCAACATTTAAAGCTTACCATAATAAAAAAGCAATGGAAATTAAATTAAATAATCTAATAAAACTTCAAGAGAAAATTATAAAGGAAAAAGATAAAAAAACTAATTTTTTTAAAACCAAAAATAATGAAGAACGTACTTAATCTTATTTGGCAAAACAGATCACAGATTCTTGAAGGTATCAAGAACTCTGTAATTAGAGATGAGACAGTAGAAGAAATATCTAGACTTAGATATGACATTTGTGATGAGTGCCCTAGCAAAGGTAAGAAGTGTGCAGTAAAAGGTACAGCTCCTTGCTGTAATGAATGTGGGTGTTCACTTACATTCAAAACTAGATCATTAGCAGCTTCATGTCCATTGGGTAAATGGGATGCTTTAATTACTGAAGAACAAGAAGAAGAATTAGAAAAACTATGAGACCAAATATAGAATGGTGGAAGTTGTTGATTGTATTTATATCAGCAATTGTTCTTGAAGCAAATAGTATTGCAGGCTTTAAATTTTTAATGGATAAAAATTGGATGGGAATGGTCTTGATGGCATTTGTTAACCCTTTCCTATGTTTACCACTCAATCACTTTACTATTGAGGTAAAAGAGTTTAAGCAGAGAGTTTGGATAGCTGCTGCCTTTAGTACAGGCTTTGCTATTGGAATAATAACCATAAGACCTTTTTTTGTATGAGTATAGTATTTAATGCCAAAGATCATAGCTATAAAAGCAATGATGGCTCAGAAATTAATTGGATAAGTGTTACTACACTAGTATCTCATTTTAAAAAACCTTTTGATGCAGAGAAGATTGCAAAGAAGGTTTGTAAGAATAAGAGGTCTAAGTGGTATGGCTTTTCACCAAAAGATATTATATCTATTTGGAATGCAGAATCAGAAAGAGCAGTTACTCTTGGAACATTCTATCATAACCAAAGAGAAGCTGACTTATGTTCTTTAGCTTCAATAGAAAGAGAGGGTGTTACAGTTCCAGTGTTTAAACCTAATGATTTAGCAAATGGAATCAAGACAGCTCCTTTACAAAAATTAGAACCAGGCGTGTATCCAGAGCATATGGTTTATCTTAAATCAGCAGGCATCTGTGGTCAGTCAGATCTCGTAGAAGTAGTTAATGGTAAAGTAAATATTATTGATTACAAAACTAATAAAGAGATTAAGACTGAATCTTACAAAGATTGGGAGGGAGTTTCTGAAAAGCTGCTCTCTCCTGTATCTACATTAGATGACTGTAATTTTAACCACTACAGTTTACAATTAAGTATCTATATGTATATGATACTAAAACACAATCCTAAATTACAACCTGGGAAAATGTTTATCCATCATATACTATTTGAGACAGAAGGAGAAGATAGATATGGATATCCTTTAACAAGCTATGATGACAATGGGGATCCTATTGTTAAAGATGTAATACAAATGGAGATACCATATCTAAAAGATGAAGTAACAGCTATTATGCATTACATGCATGATAATAAAGATAAAATTAAAAAGAAATGATTGTAAAACTATTTGATATACAGAATGGTAAAGTAATTCCAACAGAGCATTGCTATACCTTGAAGGCACTTAAGATGGTTATGGATAACTATCCTGATGATTACATCAAGATATACCAGTACTTGTTTTATATGACATGTCCTAATCCAGACTTAAATCCATTCTTCTATACACCGGATTTAGATAAGGAGTCTTTAATTCTAGAACAAATAGATGCAGAGTTTTCTACTGAAGATCAAGATATATTTATAGCATTACAGTTTTGCCAGAAAATGTATGAAACACCTACATCCAGAGCATACAAAGGTATTGCATCCATGTTAGATAGATTAGGTAGATATATGGAAACTACACCTATCACGCACGGGCGGGATGGTAATATTACAGCTTTAGTAAATGCTGCTAAGAACTATGAAGCAATTAGAGCATCATTTAAAGGTGCATATAAAGATCTACAAGAAGAACAATCCAGTAGAGTAAGAGGTGGTATTGGAATGGCATATGATCAGTAATGGAGATATTTGAAAACATACCAACCTATGATAATGGAACTTGGACTGTTACAGACTTTTCCTCAAGAGAAGAGTTTTCCAAGTTTGTAAGAGATATTTTTGACGAACCAGGTAAATACAACTTTGATGAAACTAGCTTATTATTTAATTCTGAATCAAGAAAGTTCAGGGAAAATGGATATTATTGCGACTCTCCCTTTAAGTCCAAAGACTTCATCAATTACTGGGATGAGCAAAAGCTTAGATGTAGAAGAGGAGTCATCTATAAGTCAGGAGAAAGAACTTGGTACCTTACAAGAGATTACTACATGTGGCTTAACTTCTTACCAATATTTGATAAGGAGCAACAAATTTTTGACTTTGCTAAAATCAGGGATGCCCAGTATCACATGGCCCTCTATGAACTATTGGCAGAGCTCAACTTTAAGCATGTAGCTATTCTTAAGAAACGTCAGATAGCTTCTTCTTATTTTCACATGGCTAAGCTATTAAATCAGATTTGGTTTGAATCTGGGGTTACTTTAAAGATAGGAGCAAGTCTTAAAGATTACATAAATGAGAAAGGTTCATGGAAGTTCTTAGATGAATATGCTGCTTTCTTAAATGAACATACTGCATGGTATAGACCAATGACTCCACATAAAGTAATGATGTGGCAGCAAAAGATTGAGGTAAGAAGAGGAGATAGAAAGAATGAAGTTGGTCTCAAAGGTACAATGCAGGGTATGTCATTTGAGAAAGATCCTACAAATGGTGTAGGTGGTCCAGTAAAGTTTTTCTTCCATGAAGAGGCTGGTATTGCACCAAAGATGGATCAAACATATGAGTATATGAGACCAGCAATGAGATCTGGTTTAATGACAACAGGTATGTTTATAGCTGCAGGATCTGTGGGAGATTTATCTCAATGTAATCCACTTAAGGATATGATCCTAAATCCTACTTCTAAAGATATCTATGCAGTAGAGACAAACTTAATAGATAGTAAAGGAACAGAAGGTCTGTCAGGTTTGTTTATTCCTGAGCAATGGTCTATGCCTCCACATATAGATCAATATGGTAATTCACTTGTAGAAGATGCATTAGAAGCATTAGATAGACAATTTGAAGAATGGAAAAAAGATCTATCTCCAGAAGATTATCAGTTAAGGATATCTCAGCATCCTAGAAATATTGAAGAAGCATTTGCACATAGATCTGTATCTGTATTCCCACCACATCTTGTAGCTGCACAACAGAGAAGAATAGATGAGAAAGAATATGCATATGAATTCCTAGATATATTCTATGATGAGAATGGAAAGCCTAAAGTAAAGGAAACTAATAAGTTACCTATTATGCAGTTCCCTGTATCTAAGAAGCTAGAAGATAAAACAGGAAC